GTTTAATTTCAATAATACCTTCTTGGTCGTAATCCATTGGGGGTTCTGTCTCCAATACACCCGTGAACAAATCGGGGCCTTCATCGAGATCATGCGTACCGCCACCAAATGGGACGACTTGGGACACGGTGTTAATCATATTATTAACAATAAGCCCGATCGTTTCCGTAAGATAGAAGAATAACTTATGTGTACGGCGCACGTTACCTGCAATTGTACCGAACTGTTTTACCTCTATTGGGAGAGTACGCATTATAGCGTTATACGGAAGCCCTACGTGAATCTTTGACGCGAAGGCTGTGATTGCCACCTCACCAGAAGAAACCTCATCCTGCCCTGCGTAATAGCCATCAGCGAGGATTGATACAGTCTCGCCTTCTAACCATGTGAGGCCCGTCACGTTCATTGTGGCTACTGACCATGATCCAGAAGCAATGGTAGATGTTGATGGGAAGTCAGATGTGATAGTGGCTGTAACAACAGTCCCGGACGAATACCCCGTAATTGTCGCTTTCGCTGTACCAGACCGGATTTGGTCCCCAACCATGGAAGCTGTGAACACAGATGATCCAGCTGTGAACGTAACACCTACCCCAGTCGTGGCTCCTGGTGTCAACGTTGCGTCTAAATAACCATCGTAAGTAGCACCACAATCAACAAAAAACGCGCTGTCCTTGCCATTGTTCGCTCCGTCAAAATAGTCAGTGATGTATTCGACAGTTTGAACGGTTGAGCCGTTAATGGTACGTTGAACAATCAACCAAGCGTCATCACCATTCTTATCTGGCTTAGGGATGCACGCTACTGATTTAACAACAGTGTCTGTTCCACCGAGTTTGTGACGGTGCCAACCCTCAACTTTTTGGTCGCGCTCATACGAGAAACCAAGCAAATCACCGTCATTGAGAACTGCCCACAATGTTGGATCTGGTTCATCTTGGAAGTCAGAATCGACAATACCAGAGTGAGTAATGTGGTCGTTGAAAATGGTCACGTCACGGCTTATGAAACTGTCAATTCCAAAGTCATAATTTAACTCACGCTGTTTTAAAGCAGACCGTGACGTGTACAGAATAGCCGAACCAACTCGGTGCGCCCTCACATTTTGGGCAGATCCAGTTTTAGATTCGCGCTTGATGGTAACGTTTGATGGGGTTACGGGCGCGTAAGAGCTCGCCGTCCCCCCTGTCATAGAATGTTCTCCACCAGCCGTCCCAATCATCAGGATTCGGCCAGAGGACAACCAGCGTATGTCGTTCACCTGGTCATCACCAATGGTGTAGACAAAGCCGTTAGAGTCAACAACAGTGTTTGTCAATGTAGTTGGAGAGAACTTAGCGAATGTCCCAAATGCACCAGTTTCTGTTGCAAAAAGCGTTGCAGGGTAGTTGATTGCATTCGCCATGATAAGGCGTTGCTCGTAAATAGTCCCAACAGAAGGCCAGCCTTGTGTGCCGCCAAAGTAGGAGAAAGCCCAGCTCGTTGTTGCGCCAGTTGTGGTAAATGTACTGTTCACCGTCGCGTTGACAACTGTCCCAGAGGTGAACCCTGTTATCGTTGCCCATCCCCAGTTATTCGATGAAATTCTCAATCGTATCTGCCGCCCAACGTCACCAGCTACAAATATAGATGTTGACGCCGTGAGCGTAATCGCGCCTGTTGCAGCGGATGGGTTGATGGTGGTCGCTGTCGCATTAACAGGTAAGAACGGCCCATCCTGAAAATCGAGCGTGTTTATCGTCCACGCTGTATCCGATGTCCGAGTAATAACACGTGTTTGGTAATCTTTGTGGAATACGTACAGACGATCAAACGATTGCACAAACTTAAGTTCACGCACAACAGTTGAAGGCCACGGAGTTGTTAATTCATAAGCAACACCAGGCGATGTCTCTACAACACCGCGATTACGGTAAAAGCGGAAATATAAATCCCCTACCTCAATGACGTAGTTCTGCACCGTTGAGAACTTGAACGGGATAAGGATTGTCGTATCTGCGCTATCTTTAACCGTGGATACGTAATACGTACCCGGACGCTTTGTAATCGCGCCTTGGGGGAATGGTAACATATTTTCTGAATATTGGAGAGCGTTGTAGTACGCGTCAATGTCAACGCGGCCAACAATACGGGGAGATATTTCCCCCCGATTGAAAACAGACTGGATGTATTTAAACGGACGTCCCATTTAGTTATGCGCCCTTAGGAATACCTCGGATATGAACGCCTGACCGTCTTGCTCTGTTGACCCAGCGTGTGCTGCTCTAATTATAGCTGCTTGCATTTCATTTGACAAGTTACCTTTCATCGATTCGGATTGAGCGATGGCAGGCGCCATTTCGTGTGCAAGGTATAAAGCAAAAGCCTGGACGAATAACGGGTCGTAAAGAGACTCATCTTCAATCTTGGCAATGTAGACAATGTTGAGCACGTCTGTGTCGGCAACAATTTTATTGCCTTCCACAAACCAACGCCCGTATGCGCTCTCGTAATCCATATCGGTGCCAACAACACGCAGACAATCTGTTGGCAACTGAAAATAATTACCGCCATCAAATAACGGCTGGTCAACCAATGGCGCTAGGACGGCGCGTTTTCTAGCGAATTTCCACAAGTGTGAACGTAGTAAAGCATCGCGTGTGGGCGCGTAGAACAAACGACAATACGCCGCTGTCTTAGAATTTTCGTCGCTAATATCCGTGATAAAGGACGTCGAGCCAAGTTTGCCTATGGCTAGATTACATATTTCTACTTGAGATGACATGGTACCTCCAAAGAAAATAGCGATAGCTCGCTAACCGCACCACTCAAGCAGGTGCCGCTGTAAGCCCGGAGGTCTCGGGCTTATTCTACGACGTACGTAACAACGATACGCAGCGTACCAGAAGCAGGTAACGAAGCTGCTGCAACGGTCAACAACAACTGCTCTGCAGTCGTGATTTCCGTCAACAACGCGGCTTGGTTGACTTGTACTGTGCGGCTGTTTGCAGTTGTTACTGCGGCAGCGTTAATGTACTTAGCTGTCGTACCAGAAATACCCAAGGCCAGCGTTGCTGAACCCGTGGTAACTGATGTAACGAAATAAGCATCGAGAACGCGAGCACCAACTGGCAGCAAGCCACCAGTGATGCTGTACGAGCCTGCGGCGTCTGTTGCGTATGTGAAAGTCTCGGAAATCACACGGACAACACCGCCGGTAGCGTGCGGGCCAACCTTGGTAGGCGGGGCCGCGTTTACGAGGGGGAAGTTTACTGCTGGCATGGTTATTCTCCTTTAGCCAAGTTAGATGTTAGGTCGCCAAAGATTTGATTTCAACGACTTTAGTATTTTCCAACCGTGTAGCAGCCATCGACATCATGATGTACGCTTGCACAGGCTGTGAACGTTTGTCCTTACGGATCGAAACGTCAAACACCGGATTCACACCAACGGCCAAGCCCATACCAGTGCGTTGGAACGCAAACACACGGCGGTAGCCAGAACCGTCAGTAGGAATCAACGTGCTCTTGATGAACTTGAAGCCGACTAAACCGTCGATTTCGCCAGTCACTAAGTTACGTGACGTCACGAAGTCAGCCGATGTAGCTTCCGCAGTTGCGAGCAGTTTGCTGTGGTTGACAGGATCCAGAACAACATAACGATCTTCCATTGGGACATCGTTGGAATCCATAATGGCCCCAGCTTCAATCAGTTTGGAAATCGTTAAGTTAGCGTTACCAGAGCCAGAACCATAAGCCCAGCTGTTGACAGCAACAACTTGACCAGCAGGCAAGGATGATGTGGTCGAACCAGTTTTACCAGTCAACATGTCAGCGTAGGCCGAGTTGATGATGATACGGTCGATTTGACGTCCGACTTGTGCAGCTTGAGCCATGCTAATCGGGTTGGCAGGATCAATCAACATCTTGGCTTTATCAAAGCTGTCAATGAATTGAGCAAAGTCATAGTCCAGGAGGTCAACGGCGCGACGCTCGAAAGCTGTGTCGTTAACCACAACGTCTCCAAAACGCGATGTAACTTGGTTCATCGTTGGGTTTTGGTTGTAGAGTTCAAAGTAGAAACGTTCGCCAGTTGCGGTTTCGTTCAAGACAAGGTTACGCAACTTTGATTCGCGTTGCTGCGCCATCATCATGACAGAATTACCGTAGTTCTGTACAAACGAGGTAGGTGGGTTTGTGAAAGACATTTACGTCTCCTTTTTGTTAGACAATAGAAAAACAAGGCAAGAGTCACCTTTAGGGTGCGCGTCGCCATACAATAATGTTTTCCGAATTGTCTTAAAGGAGCTACTGGGATCCTTTGTGGGATTGTCCCTGTCCGCTAAGATTCAGCGTTTTAGATTTAGGCGTTGTGGATCCAGGAGCCGGATTGTCCACTTTATCCTTATCATTCTCTAAGAATAGCATAAATACCTTGGCTATGTCAACAACCATTTCAGGCGATCTTTGAGATGCAGCCGGAAGGTGTGTAACATAGTCCAAAGCAAGGCGGAGTGATTCTAGTTTCATTAGCGATCACCCGGAGAAGCAAATTCCCAAAGTTTAGTTTGCAAATCAACGTAATATTGATGTTGCGGGTGGGCTTTGTCCCATGCTGCTTTCTGGTAGTTGGGGTCAGCGTATAGCGCATTAAGTTGTTGTTTAGCATCAGATGGTGAAATAGGCCCATCTGTTTTCTGCCCACCGGGAAGAAGCACGGAGCTTTCGCCTGTTTTGTCAGACATCGCCACCAAAAACTTAACCATGCGAGGGTCTTTAAATACTTCTGGATGTTCCGCAATGAAATCCAACGCCCCATCGCCCATATTTTTTTCAACAAGGTTTACCGCAGCGTCCAGCTTGCGGTCCTTAGCCAAGCCAAATTCCTTTGTAATTTCTTCATTCCAAGCTGCAAATTGCTGGTTTTTTTGCTGTTCCACAGCCTCTTGAGCAGCTTTGCTCTGGCCAAAAAAATCTCCTAAAATGCCGTCAACTTGTTTCTGGTTTAACCCCAAGCTATGCAATTTACCCGCCCAATCTTTAAGAGCTTCGGGGGCCGCTGCATCTTTATATGATTCCAGGTTATATTTATCAGGTGATTCGGGGCGGCCAAGCTTTGAATACACCGCATCCCACGCCTCTTGGCTGTCGTCACGGGGGATTGGTAAAACCTGTCCCTTATCCAACCCAACCATTTTGGCTGCGTTAATGTACGATTTCGCCAAATCACCAACGTTATTAAACGGGGCAAACACACCTTCGGAACGAAACTCCTCCGGTAGCATCGAGATAAATGCGTCACGCGGGCTTGGTTCTGGGGCTGCCTGGGCAGCTGCTGGCTCTGTTACTTGTCCTAAATCTTCACTCATAGCTGACCTCCACTTGTTTGTTATCTATTAACTCATTTAATTTGTTTAAATCGTAATTCATCTTGAGCAGCAAGTCAACAACCACTTGGCGTTGACCTTCGCAGAACTCCAAGTCACCTTGGTTACGTTTGTTCATGGGGAATGGTCGCATAACGCGGTACCGCTTGACCAAATCTGCAAGGACAATTTGGCCAGCTTCGGAAGCGAATACTTCTTTGTAGTATTCCAGATATTTTTTAGCAGATAGTTTTTTGGACATGTGACCTCTCAAATCATGCCAGATTCAGACATAGCTCCTGCAACGTTCTTAGCAGTTTTACCGTAGCTTTCAGCAACTTGAGCTTGTTGTGCCATAGCCGCTTGTTGCTGTTGCTGTTCTTTCATTTCTTCTACATCTTCATCCGAACGCAAATATTTTTCCGGCCAAGCGTAGGTGTTACGCAGCTGGTCTTTAAATATTGCATTAGCATCCACAAGCATTGGAACAGACTGATCGAATTGCGCTAACTGCGCCCCAATTGAAAGCCCTTGGAGGACTGTGTTCGCTTGCACAGCGCGTTGGGCAATCGCAATGGGTGAAGTGTATTCTATCGCCAACTCTCGGCCCTGCGCGGAACGCGGGGGGCGGGGAAGGAGGCCGTTATCAATCGCGAGAAACATCGTTCGATTGATGAGTGGCGATAGAAACTCGGAGGCCAGACGTGACAAGATAGGCGATAATTGACGCAAGCTATCCTGTGTCCGTTGATTAACTTCCACCGTGGTCATGCGATCCACTTGCGGCAAGTTCATCCAATCCACGTAAAACATTTTCTGAATAAGTGCACGCTTCTGCTCGATGAGCGCGTCAAAGTAATTAGGCTGAAATCCATTCTGCCAGAACTTAGGTTCGCCCAAATCCGGATTGTAGAAGTTAATCGAGCCAGGATCCAAACGGAGAGGAAGAATCATACCTTCTGCGGGTGATAATAAGGGGGGATCAGTATTCTTCGCAGCAGCGCGAGTCATGATCTCAACCATAGTGTTTAATTGCGACGCTTCCGAATAAGCCGCGATACCAGGACCGTAGCCGTAAGCCTCACCAGCACGTTTACTCCAACGCGCAAACATAAAAGGAAAATCATCAAATCCTTCTTCCAACATCAAATGTTTATTCGTTGCATCAATAAAGCATGATTTATAAGGCTTCTTATCTTTTGCAGCCCCACGCCCGTAATGCTCATCACGTGGCTCAATCGCTTGCACCACTTCAAACGTAACTGTCTGCCCATCACGATAGGCCTTTGTCACATTCTGGTGCACATTAGCTTCGCCAAAGCGACGGATCATTTCCACAGGACGGTAGGCACGGCAGAGATAAATAATATCATTCTTACCGCTTTCATTCTCCATTGTGTAGCACGAGCGCAACTGCTCTGTGTTGAACATAATCTTGCCATCTTTGTACGTGACAGCCATAGCAGCGTTGCCAAATGCAACAATATCCAAGTAAAATTCAAATGCCGCTGTGGCAAATGAGCTTTCAGGAGATGAGAAAATATCAAAGAGGAAGTCAGTGGCGTTATCTAGCCACAAGCGCGCGGCACGGTCCTCGCCGCCTTTGAGCCGGATGTAAGCCCACTTTCCAGCCGGTGGTGTGAGCATACCATGCAAACCACCAGCAAGCTGTTCAGTCGCGTGCATTGCAGTTGAGTCGTATATCTTTTGCGTGCGTCGATCACCAGGTGTGCGCTTGACGGTGAAATCACGCTTTGGCAGCATAAGATCCGAAACGTTCTGCCACGTTGTATCATACGTGGAACGGTCGGACTTCATCTTACCCAGACGGTCCAAATAAGGTTTGACGTTTGATTCCATTTAAAAGCCTGGCCCTTGGCGGGGTTTTGGTTTTTTTGTAAAAAGATTCATAACCGCTCTTGCGGCTTGATCTCCAGGGTTTTTTTGATCTATAGCTCTACTATCCATAGCCCTATTGTAGTCAGTCTCTGCTCTTCTCTGACGATCACCCTGATCATTACGCATTTTATTGCCACGGCTATAAAGATCTTCCATGTCTTTATAACGCTGTTCACGAGCCATTTCTTCTGCGGCCAACAAATTACGTTTCCGCTTTTTTTCTTCTGCACTATCACTAGCAGCCATTTTATCCTCCCAAAAGTGTTTTGCGTGTTGCGGCACCAGCATCAGCAACGGCGCCAGATAAGTTAGATGTAATATTCCCCGTCGATCCTTGGGCTAGGGCGCGACGCTTACGTTCCGCCTCCAATGCCGCCGTATCTTCACCAGCAACAGGGGCTTGGATCACTTGTGGCGTTGGCATCTTAGGCTTTGCAAAAGGATTCAAGTTACCCATAATTAAGCACCTTTGGAAACGAGATAATTTATAACGCCAGAACCAGTTGCTGTTACGACTGACAATGTGTCGCCATCAGCTGGAATACCAAACGATTCAACTGTTCCAGCTAGGATCAATGCATCCGTCGTCACAGCAGTTGATGCCCCAGCAGTAATCCGCGCGTAGCAATCAACATTCGTCACTAAGCGAATACTATCTTCGCTATTTGATTTAAACGAAGCCAAAGAAACAGAGGCCGATGTCGTGTTAACCGAGAGGTTGCCCGTACCAGTTGACCCTAAAGTCATAAGTTTATTTGTTGTTGCCATGATTAGCCCTCATAAATCTGAATAGTTGCACCAGCTGATTCGGTAGAAACAATTGCCGGAGATACTGTAATTGACGCAGCGGATGCTGTTTCCACAACGTAATCCCGCGAATTTAGCGGTGACCCCAAAACAGTGATAATGCTGCCAGCAGCAAGTCTACCAAACCCAGAACCAGCAGAAGCAATTGTCCCTGGGTTTGTAAAACTAATGTCTGTCCGTGTGATTGTGTCGTATTCATTTGATTTGAGCTGGCTGCGGCGTGACATGTTACTCGACGCCCCCCGAGCGATCAGCTGTCTAATTCTTGTTCCAACGTTCATGGGATGATGCTCCTTGCGCTAAATAGCTGGCTGACCCCACACCAGATGTTTCCATGCTGGTTACTATTCTACGCCCTTTCTTATCCTTTGTAAAGGATGATTTTCCACGTTTGAGGCCAGCAAATGTTAGGAGGAATGAGTCGGCTTGGTCAGGGGACCCACCACCCGCTTTCTTATCCACAATCGCCCACTTGCCGTTGCTATCCTTCACCTCCCACTCGACCGACGACAGCTGCGCTGCCAATGCCCCAGCGTTGCTTGGTATGGACACCAACCCTGACTCAAACCACTTACGTCCCCTATCCCAGAGCTCCACCCGAAAAGATGTGAAGCGCTCCCCTATTTGGCTCCCAGTGAGAGCTACATTAACCTTGGTCACCTTAACCGGCTCACCTTTGAGAACCTCCGCTAGGCGCTGGGCGGCCGTTGCTCCCATACCAATAGCATCGACACAGATCTCGTCTGGCTTGTCTTTATCGTCGCATTCCCAATACCAGTCAGCAACCATTCCAACGGATTGCAGGACTTCCTTACCGCCCCATGAGTGGATACCAAGCAGTCGATTACCGCATCGTCTAGCCAGCGCACTCTTATCCCGCCCGTCTGATACGTCAAATCCCCATACGATCCAGTCGCTATCTGGCTCAACGTAGCGGCGCATTGATTCATCCACCCAAGGGCGGGGGATGATAATCCCGCTGTCCTCAAGCGAGAACTCACCCATGACCCGTACTTTATACTCGTACGACTCCTCACCATGTTGACGCTTCATGTCGTCGATGAACTCTTGCGTCACACGTGGACTGTCGAACGCGCTGACCGTTAGCGTCCACCACATGTCCGAGTTCACCGTGAAGCAGTCGTAAAAGTACCCCGACGCCCTGTTGGGGTTGCCTATTAATATAGTGATAGCCCCTTCCTCTGACATGACCCCTTGTCCTGCCAAGAATATCGCATCTCCAACGCCGGGTGCCTCATCAGCAATCAGTATTGGGTTCTTGGCGTGATACCCTTGGAACGATTCCGGACTCTCATCCCTAGCCGTACGTGCAACTGCGAAATTCTCAAGCATCGTCACACGATCCGTCTGATGGTCAAACGGGAACAACCCCTGTAACTCTGTTGGAATATTATAGATCCATTTACGTATCTCTGGCCACAACACCGCTTTCAACTGCGGCGAGGTGGGAGCCGTACATGGAATCTTTGCATCCGGGAAACACGCCAATCCCCATATGACCGTGCACGCAACGAACATCGTCTTCCCCACACCGACACCTGATTTAATCGCAAAACGACGCTTGCACTTGCCGTCAGGACTATTCGGTATCCCTGCTTTTGCTTGAGCCACTGCCTTCATGACTTTAATCTGCCACGGTAACAACTCTACTCTAAGTATATCACGGCAGAACTCATCCGGATTACTCTGCCAATACCTAATCAGTTTTGGTAAATCTGTCTCAATATCTAATTTTACTTCTGCAATGGGCCTAATCATTATCAATTACTTCCTCATTACTTTTTTCTTGAACTTCTCCCTCAATTACTGGACGATCAAAATTCTCCAATTGCTTCCATGCACCCCTGACATCTGGCCCCAGATTCACTTCAATTGATTGTGTTGCTTTCCCAAATCCTCTGTCCATGAACTCCTTAACAGTGGCTAAGACCACCTTAGGATCTTCCGATGCCCGAGCCATGTTATAGAGTTTATGCATCAACTCTGGAACAGCCATACGTGAGAACGTTGAGAACTCCTCCGGCGTCATGACGACCGGCTCGGGCAGGTTGACTGCTGCTATAGGATTCTTTTTAACATGCTCGTGGGCAGCGTGATATTGTGCAAGCGTAAATTCGCAGTCGTTTATAATGACGTGTTCGGTCGGACGTGTTTTACCTGGCTTACGTGTACGTTTGACTGGGTATCCTGCACGTATGAGATCGACAAGGATTGGTTCAACGAGTACTTGTCGTGTCACGGTGTGCCTCCAAGATGCGTTGAATTGTGCCATGTGACAGCTTTGTAAGAGTCATGATTGTTGTAAATGACGAGCCTTTACGTTTGAGATCAATCACTTGTACGCGTTGTTCGGGTGTATATGATTTGGGACGTGGCATAGTGAATATTATATACCGGTATAAGGTGGAAGTAAAGCGGAGAGTGTGATGTGTACCGGTATAATGAGAACTGATACATTTTTCCTTAGTCACATAGTATAGTAGACACCACCCCCACCGATGGGGGAAGCACTCCCCTTGAAAAACTGTTCATGAAACAAAAAGCTATGGACATGCTACGCATGACTTAATGTTTATA